ATGACACCGATCCTGAACCCCGGCTCCGGGCCCGTACCCGATGCCACGGAAGAGCAGGCCACAGCCAACACGGCCGCGTTCGTCGACGAGTTGCGGACGAGCTACAGCGTGAACGTCGTCTCCTTCGTGCGTGCCGCGACCAGCGACTACGGCGAGGGCCGGTGGGCGTTCGAGCTGCTCACCGACGACGAGCGGCGCATCGAGGTACAGATGCCGGGCGCTCCGCTGAAGCAGGTGCGGGAGGAGTGGACCCGCCTGTACGTCGACGGCTCGTCCTGGTACTGGGAGTACGCACTGCGCCAGTGCCGACGCAACGACGAGGAGTGGGCGTGATCACCCCAACGGGGGACGCCCAGACGCGCGCGGTGATCTATTGCAGGATCAGCCAGGACCGGACGGGCGCCGGCCTCGGCGTCGACCGGCAGCGTGAGGACTGCGAGGCCCTCGCCGAGCGAAACGGCTGGCAGGTCGTCGAGGTCTACGTCGACAACGACGTGAGCGCCTTCCGGAAGGGCAGCAAGCGCAAGGACTACGCGCGCATGCTCGGCGACCTCGAGGACGGCATCGCCACCGTCGTCATCGCCTGGCACACCGACCGCCTCCACCGCTCCCCCGTCGAGCTGGAGGGCTACATCGACGTGTGCGAGCGCCGCGGCGTCTCGACGCACACCGTGCAGGCCGGCGAGCTCGACCTCGCCACCCCGTCCGGGCGGATGACTGCCCGCATCCTCGGCGCCGTCGCCCGCCAGGAGTCCGAGCACAAGGGCGAACGCGTCGCCCGCGCCCGCCGCCAGAAGGCCCTCAACGGCGAGTGGATGGGCGGCATCCGCCCGTTCGGCTGGGGCGTGCCCACCGGCGAGACGCGCACCGTCGCCGACGCCAAGACCGGCGAGGAGCGCGAGGAGCCCGTCCTCGACTGGCTCAAGGCCGTGCCCGAAGAGGCCGGGGCCCTGCGCTACTGGACAGACGAGATCCTCTCCGGCGGATCGATCCGATCGCTCACGAAGTGGTGCGCCGACAAGGGCGTCACCACCACCCGCGGCAACCCGATCACCCACCAGGACATGCGCGACATGCTCATCCGCCCCCGCAACGCGGGCATCGCCGTGTACCGGGGCGAGGAGGTGGGCCGCGGGAAGTGGGAGCCGATCGTCGATGAAGCGAAGTACCGGGCCGTCTGCGCGATCCTCAAGGACCCGACCCGCACGACGAACCGGGGCGCCCAGCCGAAGTGGGTGGGCTCGCTCCTGTACATCTGCGGCCGGAACGAGTGCGGCACCGGCATGACCGTCACCATGTCCGGCGGCCGCCAGTACCCGAGCTACCGCTGCCCGACCGGCCACGGCGGCGGCCGACGTGCCGAGATCGTCGACCAGTACGTCGAGGACGTCATCGTCGAGCGGCTGTCACGGGACGACGCACACGACCTGCTGCTGCCCGGCCCGGGCAACGTGGATGTGGCCGGCCTGCAGGCCGAGGCGGAGAAGGCCCGGCAGCGGATGAAGGACCTGGGTGGCCTGTTCGGCGCGGGGCAGATCGAGCTGACCGCGTTCACCGAGGGCACCGATGCGGCCCGCGGGCAGTTGGAGGGCATCACGCAACAGCTGGCCCGCGCCGCGACCCGCGATCCGCTCGTCGACCTGGTGGGGGCGCCGGACGTGCGGAAGGCGTGGAAGGCGCTGGAACTTGACCGGAAACGGTCGGTGCTGCGGGCGCTGGTCACGGTGACGCTGACGACGCCGCGGCAGGGGCGGATGCCCGACGGGGGGTACTTCGACTACGACGCCGTGCAGTTCGACTGGAAGCGAGGCGGAACGTAGAGGTTACTCGGCAGGCGAGTCACTCTCTTTCCCGTCCACTTTTTCAGAAAGTCGGGCAACTTCTTTGGCCAGCATTCTGAGTTCATTCAGAACCTCAGCATCAGTAGTTCCGCCTACTACTGGAGTGCGGTCGGTCGATGCTGGCCGCCGGATGCCGCCCGCTTTCTCAGCCAGGTACCGGCGCTCTCGGTCCTCGGCGCGCAGTCGCTCTTCTCGCTGGCGGCGCAGCATTGGGTCCATACGGAGCGCTTTTTCCCAGTGCGCAAGGCGGCCATGATCTTGGTGGTATCCGACGAACTTGACTGGACGACTGGTCAAGTCCCCAAGAAGGGCCTCAACAGCCTGCTCATACTCCTCCACCAGGTCGTAGTCGGCGCCATGGTTACCAGCCCTTCGGCCGAACTGGAACACACTTTCTAGGTCCGCACGCATGACCCTGGGCAGGCGGGCAAGAGCTGCCGACCGGGCATGGTTGCTCGGAAACCCGTCGTCAACACCTGGAAGCTCTTCCGGTCCGTCATCCAAGGGGAAGAGCAATTCCTGCTCAAGGAACGGTTCGGGTTCACCGCCGTCCAGAATGTTTTGCATGCTGCCCGGTTGCCAGCGAAGAGCAGACTCGATGAAACGTAGGGACTGAGGCCACCTGGCTCGCGGCGTTCGCCCTTCCTCTGCCACTTGGATGCTCTTCTCGGAGACGGCGGCTTCCTCGCTCAGCTGCCTCCGGCTCATGCCAAGCGCCTCGCGCCGCTCGCGGATCTTCACCCCGAGCCTGGCCCAGGCTTCCGGGTCCTGTGTCATGGCGGCCACGACACGACCTCCTGTCAATGATTGGTAACGGCTACAGCCTAAGACTCTGGCAGCGATCAGGCGTCGTGTCCATACCGGCTGCCAGCCCGTTGCCAGAATCTGTTTGGAGCTGCTGGAAGGTTCCTGGAGTTATCTGGCGTCAACACTTGGCATTGATGCCACACGAGGAGTAGCGTCAGCGCCGTGAAGACGAACGGACGCATGATCCGTCGGCGACGCATTGAGCTGGGTCACGGCATGAACCGGTTCGCCGCGCTCGCCGGGATCAGCGGGGCAGCCCTCAGCCGCATCGAGAACGGCCAGCGGCAACCGCGCCCCGAGACGCTCAAGAAGATCACCGACGCACTCGGCTGCCGGATCAACGAGGTCCTGGCAGACGAAAACGGCGTCGGTTCCGAAGTCCAGTCGGAACCGGCCGCCTAAAAGACGGCGGCGCCGCCGGAGTCCAGCCGGCGGCGCCAGTCGAGCAATCCACGAACCCACGCATTGAGATCGGAAGAACGCTCGTGAACACAACGGTACAGTCCGAGGCGCCGACCGCGTCGCCTGCCCTGAGAGACCAGCGCGAAAACGCCGAGTACCTCGCCGCCCTCACCCGCGAGTGCGAGCGCCTCGGCCTCGCCCTCCAGCTCACAGACGACCCGGCGATCGACATGCCCGAGGTGAAGGTCGTCAACGGTGTACGCACCTGCATCGCCCGGCGTGACGAGCTCGGCGTCGCCCTCGACGACCTCCGCGCCGTCACCGACCGCTGCGTCGACTGCCGCGGCGACGTCGACCACAGCGACCCGGCCACCGTCTACTACGACGGCTACAACGACATCTTCGGCAACCCGCTCAGAATCTGCCCGCCCTGCCGGGACGAGCGGACGAGGATCGCCAACGACCCGGACCGCCTGGCCTTCAGCCGGTGCATGGACGCGATCGAAGCCACTTTCCGGGCGTCCAAGAACACGGAGATGACGCGGAACGCGCTGCGCACGTTCGTCGACATGACCGCCGACGAGCAGGTGCGGCCGTGAACGACTTCGACTTCTCCCGCTGGGCGTTCCTCACCGAACCGCTCCCGACCGTCCTGACCGCGTGCCAGGCCCGCTTGACGGAACGGCCCGCGACGGACGACTTCCTCGGCGGCATCATCCCGGGCGCCACCCTCGACGTGCAGGTGCCCGAGGGACAGAACCCGCTGGAACGGGACTCCGTCGTCCGCGGACTGCTCGCCTGCTGGCACGGCGTGGACGTCGCCGACTGGCCCGTCCCGATGGTCGTGACCGGGAAGCGCGCGGCATGACCGCCTCAACGAACACCGCGGCGGCCGAGGGTGCACTCGTGGGCACCCCCGGCCGCCCGGCCCGGCCCGCCGGCTACTGGGAGCGCGTCACCCGCATCGTCGACCAGGCGCCGCCCCTCACCGACGACCAGCGCGCCCGGATCAGGGCCGCGTTCCACCAGCCCGAGTCCCGGAGGGCAGCAGCATGACCGAGCGACGCCCCGGCCAGTGGCCTGCTGGTCTCAGCCCCGTCCCTTCCCCACCCGAGCCCGTCGACCCTGCATCCGTCAGCACGCCGGGCGAAAGCCGCCCGGCAGCCGTCGAGGTGCCCGTGCCGGACGTCCGGCTCGTCGCCGTCGTCGACCTCACCGGCCAGTACGACACGAGCACCGAAGTGCTGGACGAGCTGCACGCACAGACGAAGCGGTCCACCGACTGCCACACCGCGATCGTCCGGCTGGGTGAGTCCGCGCTGCAGAGGGCGGCCAGCTTCCTCGGTCACGCGATCGCGTCGAGGTTCTTCCTCGCGGCACAGCAGATCGAAGTGCACGTCCCGGCCGGTACTCGGTGGGCGTATGTGGCCAGCGAAGTGCAGCGGCACCTCCGCTTCTTCGCCGCCGATCACGAGCGGATGTTGACCAACCTCCGAAATCCCGGCTGACCCCATTGCGCTGAAGCCCCGGCCCATCCAGGCCCGGGGCCTCATGCGCACTCACGAACACCATCCGCACCACGGGAATCGAGAGACACGTTCGTGGACACCACCACCGAGCCACTGGCCGCAGACCCGGACATCATCCGGGCCTGGCTCGCCCCCCACTTCGAGGCGCCAGGCCTCATCTCGATCTGCGCCAAGGGGAACTGGACCGGGATCCAGACCGACGACCTCGACCGAGCCGTGGCCTGGGCCCTCGACCAGGACCGTGCCGGAGCCGAAGGCATCTACTGCCGGGTCACCACCGTCGCCAGCCGGTTCCCCGCCGGAAGCCGCGGCAGTGCCCGCGACTCCCGCGCCCTCTTCGGCATGTGGTCCGACATCGACTACGGCAACGACCTCCACAAGGCGACCGGCCTGCCCGCCAACGCCGACGAGGCCCGCGACATCCCGCGCTTCGCGAAGCTCCCCGAACCCACCCGCGTCGAGAACTCCGGTGCCGGCCTTTACGCCTGGTGGGAGTTCGACCAGCCGCTCGTCATCGGCAAGGACATCGACTTCGACGAGGCCGCAGAGCTCGCCGGGGACTGGCAGAACATCCTGCTCGGCGGCGCGAAGACGATGGGCGTCAGCTACGGAACCGGCGTGCGGGATCTGGCGCGGGTGCTGCGCCTGCCCGGTACCGTCAACCGGAAGCCTGGCCGGACGCCCGTGCCGTGCCGGGTCGTCGAGGACGGTGGCCTCCGGTACAGCCTCGACGACGTCCGGAATCTGGCCGCGGACCTGAAGCCGAAGCCGAAGAAGCGGACGCCCCCGAAGCCGTCCGCGCCGCGCGCCAAAAAGTCACGGCCCAGCTCGGCCCACGGCGGCCGCGGACCGATGGAGATCCTCGGCGACCACGCTTGCTGCGGCGAGATCCTCATGCAGGTCGGCGCCACCTACGCCGAGCAGCTGCCCGGCAACTGCTCGTACTGCGGCGGCGGATGCCAGCGCTGGAATCGACCTGGCTGGACAGACGGCTGCTCCAAGGACGGCATCGCCGTCCACAAAGAGGGCGCCGCCGTCACTATCCGCACCGACAACTTCCCCGGCATCGACCCGGCTGCGATCGGTCACGTCCTCTCCCCGGGCCAGTTGTTCGCCGCCTTGCACCACGGCGGCGACGAGTCCGAGGCCTCGCGCGACATCATCCGCGCGGCGCACGGCCGCGACGGAGCGACGGCCGCCGCGCGCTCCCTGCCCACCGCCGTGCTCGACGACGTGCGCCAGGCCACCGCCCGCGACGAGGAGGCCGCCGGGCAGCCGGAGGCGGAGGCGGCCGCCGAGGAGGACGAGCCGGAGGCGCCGCCCGCCGGATCCCCGGCCGCGCTGCTCGCCGACTTCCTCGAGCAGATGGAGACCTACGTCCACCTCTCCGACCACGGGCACATCATCTTCGCCCTCGCTGTCGCCGTGTCCTCCGACCTCGACGGCGAACCGCTGTGGGGCATGCTCGTCGGGCCGCCGTCCGGCGGGAAAAGCGAAGCCGTCAAAGCGCTCGACGACAGCGCCGACGAACACGTCGACGACATCACCGGCCCCGCCCTCCTGTCGTGGATGCCAGGCAAGAACCCCAAGCCCGCGGGCATCCTCACCCGCATCCCCAGCCGCGCGTTCGTCACCATCAGCGACTTCTCCACCGTCCTCGCCACCTCCGACCGCGGCGGCCGCGACACCCTGTTCGCCCTCCTGCGTCGCGCCTACGACGGCCACGTAGTCCGCGAGGTCGGCAACTCCCCGCGCCCGCTCACATGGACCGGCCGGCTGACGCTGCTCGCTGCCGTCACCCCCGCCATCGACAACTTCTCATCCCACACCGATGCCCTCGGCCCGCGCTGGCTGTACTGCCGGCTGCCCGAGACCGACAACAGCCACAAGAAGGCGACCGTCCGCAAACGTCGGAAGATCGAAGGGCTTGCCGAGAAGCAAGCCGAAGCCCGCCGCCGCGCCACCGTCCTCGTCCAGGCCGCGCGTCGCGCCGTAACCGAGGTCGAGCTCGACGACGAGATGTACGACCAACTTGAGGACGCGGCCATGCTCACGTGCCTCGGCCGCGCTGCAGTCCCCCGACACGCTTACGGCAAGCGCGAGATCGACGGCATCCCCGTCATTGAGGAACCCGCCCGCGTCACCGGGCAGATCGTGTCCCTCGCCAAGTCGCTGCTCGCCCTCGGCGTCCCCCGCGGCCAGGCTCTCGCGCTCGCCGGGAAGTGCGCGCTCGACACGGTGCCCCAGGCGCGGCTCACGATCCTGAGACGCCTCGCGGACGCCGAGCAGCTGACCGTGTCCGATGTGCGCCGCCTCACCGGCCTGAACCGGCACGTCGCCCGCCGGGCGCTGGAGGACATGGAAGTCCTCGACCTCACCACGTGCCTGCGCAGCCAGCAGGACGAGGACACAGAGGAGACCGGCTTCCCGTCGACGAACCCCTGGAAGTTGGGCGCGGAGAAGGACCTCGTGGTGCGGGTGTTCGACGCGCAGCACGCAACCGAACAAGAGAGCGATTCGGTGAGCTCTCCCTTGGCACGAAGTGTTGGTTACCCAACCCCAACCCCCCCAAATAAAGAGCCCGATGATCTTGGAAACGGCTCGTCAGAGGGTTTCGGTACGCGCGCAACCCACACTTCGGGCCAAGCAACACCCCAGGCAGCGCCGTCCCCAGCGCCCGAAGACGCCGGGCTGTGGGACGTGCCGCTCGAAGAGCCCGACGACTACTGGGCCGAAGCCAGCTGAAGGGGTGCGCCATGAACGTCAACGACATCGTCGCCGCCAAGATCGAGGCCGCCCGGATCCGAGCCGAGAACGCGAAGCGTCGGCGCGCGGCCCTCGCCGCGGCCCGTCAGCGAGGCCTCGCCGCCCGGCACGCCCAGAAGCTCCGCAACCTCAACCGTGTCGATACGGACACGGTTGCCAATCCCGAGAAGGAGAACAGCTGATGGCTGGAGAGACCGTCATCTCGATCGTCGGCAACCTCGTCGACGACCCCGAGCTGCGCTTCACCCCGGCTGGCGTCGCCGTCGCCCGCTTCCGAGTTGCCTCCACCCCGCGCACCTTCGACAAGCAGGCCAACGAGTGGAAGGACGGCGACAGCCTGTTCCTCACCTGCTCGGCCTGGCGCAAGCTCGGCGAGAACGTCGCCGAGTCCCTGGCCCGCGGCATGCGGGTCATCGTCCAGGGCCGCCTCAAGCAGCGCAGCTACGAGGACAAGGAGGGCGTGAAGCGGACCGTGTACGAGCTCGACGTCGACGAGGTCGGGCCGAGCCTCGCCCGGGCCACGGCGAAGGTCGAGAAGAACCCGGCGGGCGGCGGCAATGGTGGCAGTACGCCCACGGATGACCCGTGGGCCACGGCCAAGCCCGCCAACGGCCAGCAGCAGAACGGCGGATGGGGCGGCGGCCAGCAGCAGCCCGCCGCGCAGGGTGCTGGCTACTCCGACGAACCGCCCTTCTAGGAGGCCGACATGAGCAATCACGACATCACCCTGCTCGCCCTCGGGGGCGCAGTGGGCATGGACCTGATGCTGCTCCTCCAGATGGTTTTCGCCATCCTCGACGACCGCCGCACACGCAAGACGCTGCGCGCCCACGAGGCCAAGCTCGCGGCCGCACGAGAGACGGCCCGAGCATGACCGCCAGCTGCGGCCTGTGCGAGCGCGACCTCGAGCACGGCTACCTCTGCCCGGGCGACACCCTCGCTCTGGCCGAACGGCTCGACCGCATGCCGAAGATCTACAGCGCGCTCGCCGGGTTCCTCAGCCCGGCGAGCCGCGCCACCACCGAGTTCGTCACCCGCAGCCATGCGGCCGCCACCCTGCCCGTCGACGAGGCCGTCCTCGACCTCCGATACGGCGGCATAGCCCTCGTCCTCGAGGGCTGGCGCTCCGACGTACAACGCGTGCGCGGCTGGGGCGAACCTGCCGTCACGGGCGACGTCGAGGAGCGCGTGCACCGCGCCGCCAGGTGGCTGGGCATGGAGCTCTCGTGGATCGCCGACGCCTACCCGGCTGCCGGCGACCTCGCGAGTGAGATCCGCGAACTGGAGGGCGCCGCCCTGTCCATCATCGGCGCCACCCCTGACCGCGGTAAGCGCATCGGCAACTGCGTCGCCGTGGACGCGTCCGGCGCCATCTGCGGGGCCGTCCTGCGCCACCGTTCCGGCGAGACGCGACTCGTCTGCCCGTGGTGCACCTGCACCTACGAGTCCACGGACTTCCTGATGTTGAAGACGCTCCAACCGGACGCCGACAACGCCAGCGAGGACGCGATCAACGCGTCGGAGACGCAGGCGAGTTGAACGCGCTGATTCCGTAACAGACCTGTACGGACCGCCAGATAGTATGGCAAGCTCTAATCTGTACTCACAAAAGAAGACGGCCCCCGCCGGTGCTGGTAACACCGAACGAGGGCCTGACCGAACTCCCTGACTCAACCAAGGAGACGGCTGTGGCCGATCTTTTCGCGCGCCCCGACGCGCCCGCAAGTTCCGCGATCCGCGAACCCCTCTACGGGGCAGCCGCCGACCGCGTCCGCGACCAGCTCCGCGAGTCCTGCGACCTCGACGTCGCCATCAGCGTCGCCCGGAAGATGCTCGCCGCCTACAGCGACACCAGCAGCTTCGGCGAGTTCGGCTACGCCCAGGCCCACGGAGCGCTCTCCGAGTCCCTGCGCATCCTGCTCCGCGCCCTCGGCGCCGAGGCGGGCGAGGGCCAGTGAGCACCGAACCCCGCACCGCCGTGGTGAACATCTTCGTCACCAAGCCCCTGCAGATCGACGAACCGTCCTGGTGCGCAGGCGAGCACGACCAGCGCGCCGGATACAAGGTCGACATCTCCCACGACGGGCCCGAGCACGTCATCGCCCCCGGCGGCCGCGAGATGTTCAAGGCATTCCTCACCCAGGCCCCGTTCGCCACCCGCGACCGCACCGTCGGCCTGTACGTCGAGGTCGCCGACCTCACTGGCACCTGCACCCCGGACGAGGTCGAGCAGCTCGCCACCGATCTCGAGGCCGCCGCCGAGCAGCTGCGCGCGCTCGGACGGCAGCTCGCCGAGATCCTCGCCGGAGGCACCGCGTGAGCACCCCCAACACCATCGGAACCTGGGTCCGCAGAGGCTCGCTCACCGCCGGCATCTGCTACACCGCAACCGCCGAGTACGAGCTCGCGCGCAGACTCGGCGCCGTCATCCCGGTCGCCGTCATGCTGCCCCTGGCCATCGACTTTTACGTGATCGCCGCCCTGCGCTGGTTCCGCGCCTTCGATGTCGCCCTGTCGCTGATGCTCATGGGCGCCGCCCAGGTCGCCGCCCACGCCCTCGAAGCGGGCGTCGTCCAGGTCGACCTCAACCTCGTCGCCGTCGTCTCCCTGCTCGTGCCGATCGCCCTCTGGCGTACACACGCACTCGCCAGGCAGACGCCACAGGACGCCACCTTGTCCGCCACCGTCCCGCCCGTCCCCGACCAGACGCCCAGCGTCCCGGAGCCCGTCGAGTACACCCTCGACCGCGACGACGAGCAGGACGCACCCGAGACGCCTCAACTCCCGCCCGGGACGGGCCAGGACGCGGTGTCCGCAATTGCAGACACGCCCGTCCTGCTCACGTCCAAGGACGTCGCCGACCGGTTCGGCGTCGACCCCTCCACGGTCCGCAGCTGGGTCGCCAACGGGACGCTCACCGTCCACGACAAGACGCCCCGCGGACACAACCTCTTCCACCCCGACAAGCTCCCCCAGGAGGCCCGGACATGAAGCTGCTCATCCTCGGCGCCCTGCTCGGCCTCCTGCTCCTGTACCCGTCGCTCCTCGCGGTCGTCGCGGCCGTCGCCGCGGCCCTGCTGTCCCAGCCCGTGATCGGCGCGTTCGTCCTCGGCGTCGTCCTCGGTCCTCGACTGACCAGGATTTTCACCGGTAGCAGTAAGAAAGGCCTGGCATGAGTGACGCCCTCGACAAGGCCGAGGCCGCGGTCAGAGACGCGGCCGCGAACACGGACGTCGTCCGGATCGTCGCCGCTGTCCTCGCCACCCAGCAGGCCACCCAGCAGCAGCCCGCACCGCCGCCGGCCGCCCGGGCGCCGCGGCGCATCCCCGCCAGCTACGTGGTGCTCGGCATCGTCGGCGCGGGTGCGGTCACCGCGCTCGCCATGGCCGCCGCCCTGCTCGCGGTCGCCGTCGCCATCGGCGGCACCTGCGCCACCGTCTGCCTGCTCGTCCTGCGCAGCATGTGGCGCGACTTTCAGAAGGGCAAGTGACCATGCCGAAGCGGCAGAAGGTCCAGATCATCGCGTGCGCGGACGACCCCCGCGCGGCTGGAAAGACCGGCGAGGTCATCGACGAGGCCCCGCCCGGCGAGCTCACCGAGGGCCGTTGGACGGTCCGCGTCGACGCCTTCTGGATCGCCGACGTCTTGTGCGAGTCCAGCGAAATCCGCCCCATCTGACCAGGAGGAACCTGATGGACCGAACCAAGCACCTCGCTCTGGCCGACTCCGCTGTAACCCGGGCCGAACGGCTCGCCGGGGACGCCGAGCGCTACGCCACCAGCGCCGAGCCGAACCTCCACTCCCGGGTTCAGGGGTACGCCGAGGCCGGCACCTTGTGGGCGGACATCGCCCGCACCCACGCCCGCATCGCCGCCGTCCTGCCCGAGACCGATGAGAAGGCGGAGGCCTGACCCGTGGCCGATGACCTGAGCTTTTCCGACTTCACCCGCGGCGAGCAGCTGCACCTGGTCGCCCTGCACGCTCGGATGGCCAAGCGCGGCCTGGCTGGTACGACGGTTGACCTGAGCGACCTGCAGAAAAAGGTCCGGCGCATCGAGAAGACGGCGGAACGCCGCAAGAAGAACGGCAAGAAGTAGCCACCCCGGGGACGGCGTCCTACCGCCAAGTCGACCGCCGTCCCCGGGCGTCCCGCAGCCCAACAAGGAGCAGGAAGCCCCAGCATGACAATCACCCTCATCAAGACGCCAGAGGACGCCGAGGACGCCCACCCGAAAGAGGAGTCCTCGACCCGTCCCGAACGCCGCCGCGCCCGCTACCTCCGCATCGCCAAAGCCGCCCTCGCCGACGAACGCGTCCGCACCACAGGACGCCTCGCCGTCCGCCACGCGTCCTACGTCGCCGGCGGCACACGCGTCGTCGCCCGACGAGCCTGGGACGGCCGCAGCGCCTCCCGCTACGAGCGCATGATCCGGGCCGCCGAAGCCGCCGGCCTCCTCGAAGAGGTCAAGGAATGGGAAGCCCGCGGCCACCAGTTCCGGGCCGCCCGCCACAAGCGGCGCATGGACATGCTGCAGCTTGCCCTCAACCTGCCCAAGGCCACCGCCTCCGCAGCCGTCGGGACCGGCGGCCTGCTGCTGATGCTCGGCATCCTGCTCGCCTGGGCCAACCACGACGTCCACGACGTCCTCACGCCCATCGAAACCGTCGTCGACTTGGTCCGCTGGGTCGCGCTCATCGCAGGCATCGTCTGGGGGCCCGCTCTCGCCGCCGCCCCATGGATCGCCCTCGCCGCCATCTGGGCCGTCGGACGCAACCGCCACACCGCACCCCAGTGGGCCCTGCCTGCACAAGTCCGCGACCTCGGCGGACCCATCACCCCGTCCATCGTGGTCACAGCCTTCCGCGACCTCGGAATCGCCGCCCTGCGCAAGGCGCTCGAAGACATGGCCGACATGGGCGCCGCCATGCTCTCCCCCATCGTCATCGCAGGCTGCGGCGTCGAGGTCGACGTCACCCTGCCCACCGGCGTCTCCACCGAGGAGATCCAGAAGCGGCGCCGCAAGCTCGCCGAGAACCTCAACCGGCACGAACACGAGGTGTTCATCACCATCCCGCCAGCCGCCCGCACCGTCCGCCTGTGGATCGCCGACTCCGGAGCCCTCGACGAGCCCATCGGGCCGTCGCCGCTGGTCACCGACCCCGACGTCCGCGCCAACTACAAGACCGGCCGCGCCCCTTGGGGCCAGTCCCTGCGCGGCGACGCCGTCGCGCTCAGCCTGTACCAGCGCATGCTCCTCATCACCGGCCTGTCCAACCAGGGCAAGACCGCCAGCCTGCGCGCCCTCGCCCTGTGGCTCGCCTTCGACCCCACCGTCGAGTTCTGGATCGGCGACCTCAAGGGCGTAGGCGACTGGGCCATGTTCGAGGCCCTGGCCAAGGTGCTCATCCAGGGCCCGACCGACGAGCACGCCTGCGCCGTAACCGAGATGGTCGAGGCCGCCGTGAAGGAGATGGAGGACCGTCTCCAGGCGCCGCCCGGCACCGTCCACGATCCGCTCGTCGTCATCGTCGACGAGGCGCAGGTCGCGTTCATGAACCCGCTCAAGGACGACAACAAGCTGCCCTATGGCGGCAAGAAGGCCACCAGCAGGTACTTCATGGCCTGCCGGCGCCTCCACAACCAGGGCCGCGCCGTCAACGTCACCCTGTGGCAGGGCACGCAGGACCCCACCGACGAGAACCTCCCCAAGTTGGTCCGCGAGGGCGCGCACACCCGCGCCTCCCTCGTCGTCGGCACCGAATCCCAGGCCAAGATGGCACTCGGAGACAAGGCCGTCGACGGCGGCGCAGCCCCTCACCTGCTGCGTCAGGGCCTCGACAAGGGCACGGTCGTCGTCGCCTCCGACGGCATCGACATCCCGGCCGGCGAGGCCTCCATCACCGTCCGGACCCACTTCATCGACACCGAACCGGCCAAGGAGATCGCCGAGCGCGCCAAGCAGCTGCGCAACGGCGTCGCCACCGTCCACCAGCTGACGCCCGTCAAGGACGTCGACCCGCTCGCCGACATCGCCCACATCTTCGGCACCGACACCCGCGTCCTCACCCGGGACGTCCTCCAGCGCCTCACCGCCCTCAACGCGGCCGTCTACAAGGAGTGGAACAACAGCGACCTCAAGGAATACCTGGAGCAGTACGACGCCGCCCCGTACAAGTCCAACGGCGTCATGGTCGTCGACCGCCAGACGGTCCGCGACGCCCTCGCCGCCCGCGACGCGGCGTAGAGGGAGCCTGGAGGGATCAGGGAGTTCTCCCTGAAAGCCTCCCTGAGAGCCTCCCTGCGGTTGACCTGCAATGACGTAGCCACAGGGAGGCAGGGAGGCCGTTTGCGAGGGACGCGCTGTCCCCCGCATATGGCCTCCTTGGCGCCCGCTATGGCCTCCCTCCCTGCCGCATCATGGGGTCATGGAGTCGCAGATGATCCGGCCCGGCCACCTCACCGCTCACCAGACCGCGCAGCAGCTCGGCATCACCCTCGGAGGTGTCCGTCTGCTCGTCCACCGCGGCCAGCTGCAGCGCTCAGGCGGCACACCCCGACAGCCCTGGTACGCCGTCACGGACGTGGCCGCACTGCTCGCCAAGCGGCAACAGCGCGACGCCGCTTGACCGCAGGTCAGACAGCGTGTAACGATCTCGGTGAACAACTGTGCCCCCAGACGGCACCACAGACGCATGACGAAGCCCCGGCCAATCCCCCCGGTCCGGGGCTTCGCCATGCTCAGGGGAGGCAGCCATGGCCACACGCCGGCGCCGCCCCTGCCTCGTATGCGGCACCCTCACCCGCAACCCCTCACGCTGCGACCCATGCCAAGCAGCGTGGCAGCAGCAGCAGGACAGAGTGCGAGGCAGCGCACACCAGCGTGGCTACACCCAGCAGTGGCGCACCACCGCAGCCCAGGCAGTAGCCCAGCACAGGGCCGAGCATGGCGACTGGTGCCCTGGCTGGAAGGTCCCGGCCCATTCCGCCACCGACCTCACTGCGGACCACATCGCCCCGAAAGCACAAGGCGGCACAGATTCCCCGGACAACGTCCAAGTACTGTGCCGCCCCTGCAACAGCCGCAAGCGAGATCAGCCCTGCTGACCCCACGTCGTACCTGGCTGCACCTGGTACGCCTGCGGCGCCGGCACCTGCGCCCGGCGGAAGATGAGGAACGCGCTCACGTTCTGCCCCTTGCCCGGCAGGAACGTCGACTGGTCGAGCCGCCACCCCGCGGACTCCACCGCCTCAATCTGCTCGGCCACACCGGACAGCGACCCACCCCAGTTGTCGTTCCAGCCGCCCTCGTTCACACGACAGGCGAACACCTGCCGTCCCTCCGAGATGGCGCGCGCTGCCTGCTCGGCAATCGACTTGGCCTTCGCGTCCTTGATGAACCCCATAGGAACCCCCACAGTTCGGCCGCTCCCCAGCGGCAAGAGCGCAAGGCTACCGACCGGCATGCGCCGCCGTCCCCTGGTGGTCGGCAGCAGCCACGGCAGTCCCCCAAGTCGACCGGGGTCACCCCACGTGACCAGCGCGGCTCGCGCCGTCGCATAAGGGGGGCGGGGTCGATCTTGAGATGATGATCGTCTTCGGACCCGGCCCCCCATCCCCCACACGGCGACGCGAAAATGGGCCGGTTTTTGATCTAGTTCCTTTTCGGGGGTGCTGATCATGACCGCAGGTCGACCGCCAACGCCCACAGAACGTAAGCGCCGAACTGGCAACCCGGGCAAGAGGAACCTCCCCGAGCCCGTCGTGCACCTCGCCGCCGTCGCCGACACTCCGCCACCGCCCGACACCCTCGGCGAGACCGGCCAACGCACCTGGGAACGGCTCTGGACGGCCGGGCAGGCATGGCTGTCCCCGGCGACCGATCTGGACGTGCTGACGCGGCTGTGCGAGGCGCACGACGAGCGTGAAGCGATGCGGGACCAGGTCGCCCAGGACGGCTACATGGTGACCGGCTCCATGGGCCAGATGCGGGCGCACCCGCTGCTCTCCGAGATCCGCGCGCTGGAGTCCCAGATGACCAAGTGGGAGTCCCTGTGCGGTTTCACGCCGACCGACCGGGCCCGGCTCGGGTACGCGGAGGTGAAGCGTGCCTCCAAGCTCGAAGAGCTCGTCCAGCGGAGGACAGCGCGCCTCCAGGGCGGCGGGTAGCTGGCCGCCGCGGTTCCTGACCGCGGTCCCCGCCGCGGACGTGAAGCGCGGCGACGGCCCGGACGTCGCCGACTTCATTGAGACGCTCTGCGTCGTCACGAAGGACACGTTCGCGGGCCCGTCCGGCTCGCCGCTGCTGCTCAGGCCGTGGCAACACAAGCTGTTGGGCCACCTGTTCGCCCGCCGCCGGGATGGACGCCGTCGCCATCGTGTGGCCCTGGTCGGCGAGCCGCGGAAGAACGGCAAGAGCGGCCTCGGCGCGGGGATCGCCCTGGATGGCCTGTTCGAGGGCACCGGCGCCGAGGTGTACTCCTGCGCCGGCGACAAGGAGCAGGCCCGCATCGTCTTCGGCGACGCCCGGCGCATGGTGGAGAACAGCCCGGACCTGTCCGAGGCCATCAAGGTCTACAAGGACGCGCTCGAGGTGCCGAGCACGGGCAGCGTCTACCGCTGCCTGTCGGCGGAGGCCTTCACCAAGGAGGGCCTCTCGCCAACGCGGGTGCTCTTCGACGAGCTGCACGTGCAGCCCAACGACGAGCTGTTCAACGTGATGGCGTTGGCGGCCGGCGCCCGCGTCGACCCGATGCTGATCGGCATTACGACGGCCGGCGTGAAGACGGACTCCAGTGGCAGGGACTCCATCTGCTTCCGGCTCTTCCAGTACGGGCAGAAGATCGCCGCGGGCGAGGAGGTTGACCCCTCGTTCTTCATGGCTTGGTGGGGCGCCCCTGACGAGGCGGATCACCGGCTGGCCGCGACGTGGGCGATGGCGAACCCCGCCTTCGGTGATCTGATCGACCCGGAGGACTTCGAGGCCGCGGTGAAGCGGACCCCGGAGGCGGAGTTCCGCACGAAACGGCTGAACCAGTGGGTGAACACAGCCGTGACGTGGCTGCCCGCCGGCGCCTGGGACGCCTGCCTCGGCGGCGACGGCATCGAGGATGGCGACGAGGTCTGTCTCGGCTTCGACGGCTCGTTCAACGGTGACAGCACGGCGCTGGTCGTCGTCTCCTGCGGCGAGGTGCCGCACGTGGACGTCGTCGAGGCCTGGGAGAAGCCGTCGGACGCCGGCCACGACTGGAACGTGCCGATCCTGGAGGTGGAGGCCGCCATCCGGGCCGCCTGCCGCCGCTGGAACGTGCGGGAGATCGTGTGCGACCCGTACCGGTGGGGCCGCACGTACCAGGTGCTGGAAGACGAGGGCCTGCCGGTCGTCGAGTTCCCGCAGTCTCCGGCCCGCATGATCCCGGCGACGACGCGCTTCTACGAGGCCGTCATGAACCGCTCGCTCACGCATTCCGGTGACCCACGGCTTGCCCGGCACCTGTCGAACTGCGTGGTCAAGACCGACTCGCGCGGCTCGCGCCTGTCGAAGGACGCGAAGAACAGCCCCCGAAAGATCGACCTCGCCGTGGCCGCGGTCATGGCCCACGAACGGGCCTGCCAGGAACCCGAACCCGAGCCGACGCCGCAGTTCTTCAGCTGGGCCGACCTGTAGGAGGTGCCCGTGCGCGTCTGGACACGGATCCGGGCCCTGCGCATCCCCAAGCCCGCCCGGCCGCGCCGCCTGCTGACGGATGTGATGGATGTGGCCGGCCTGGGCTGCCTCGTCGGGGCCGCCTGGTGGTGGCAGCCCATCATCGGCCTGGCCGCGCTCGGCCTGGTCCTGCTCTACATCGGATGGGCGGTGGACCAGTGAGCCTTTCCCGCCGCGTTGCCGAGCGCCGCACCGTCGCGCAGTTCGGGGACAGCAGCATCCCCACGAACGGCTCCCTGATGACGCCGACGGCGTCCGGCGTCGCCGTCAACGACCAGACAGCCATGCAGCTGATCGCCCTGCAGGCGTGCGTGCGCATCCTGTCCGCGGCGATCTCCCGACTGCCCCTGAACGCGATGGTCACCCGTGGCGGCGTCCAAGTACCGACCCCGACGGCCCCCACCATCGTGGTCGACCCCTTCGGCGGCGCCAGCAGTACTCAATTCCCGACCCGCCGCGCCGGCCTGAAGCAGCTGGCCATCTCCCTGCTGCTGCGCGGCAACGGCTACGGCATGGTCACCGCCTGGGACTACCTGTACCGGCCCTCTCGGATCGCTGTCCTTCACCCTGACCAGGTCAAGGTCACGATGAACGATGACGGTAGCCGCGACTACGAGGTCAACCGCATCAAGGTCGACAACCCGAACTCGATGCTGCACCTGACCGGGATGTGCATGCCCGGCTCGCCGACCGGCATGTCCCCGGTCAGCTACGCCCGGCAGTCCATCGGCCTCGGGCTGGCTGCCGAGCAGTACGGCGCCCAGTACTTCGGCAAGGGCGCCCACATGACGGGTGTCATCACCGTGCCCGGCGACCTCGATAAGAAGCGCGCGCGGGAGATGAAGGAGGGTTTCGAGGCCTCGCACTCGGGCCTGCCCAACGCGCACGCGATCGGCGTCCTGTCCGGCGGTGCGGCCTGGACGAACATCTCTGTCACGCCCGAGGACGCCCAGTTCCTCGGCACCCGCGCGGCGCAGAACCTCGACATGGCGATGCTGTATGGCGTCCCGCCGCACATGCTCGGCCAGGTCGATCGCACCACCAGCTGGGGTACGGGCATCGAGCAGCAGGCTCTCGGTTTCCGCGTGTGGACCCTGGATGACTGGCTGGGGACGTTCGAGGACGCCTGGACGGCCATGCTGCCGCGCGGCCAGGCCGCCGTGTTCGACACCAGTGAGCTGGAACGCACCGACACCGCCGGCCGCTGGTCCTGGTACGCCACGGCTCGAACCATCGGCGGCATGACGCAGAACGAGATCCGGGCCAAGGAGAAGCTGCCGCCGATCGAGGGCGGCGACGACATCGCCGCGCCCCTCAACAGCGCGCACTCAGGCGACACGGCACCCCCGTCCCCGCCCGAGCAGCCACCGCCGGACGATCCTCCGGCACCCACGAAGTAGGAGGCCGTGATGCCTGACCTGTCCGTGCGGGCCGACCGGCCCGCGACCCTGCAGCACCGCGCCGTTCCTTTCCGGGACGTCGAACTGCGCGCCAAGCAGAGCGGCACCGGCGGCGACGCGCTGACCTTCACCGGGTACGCCTGCATCACCGAGGTCGGCTACGAGATGGAGGACTGGCTCGGCCCCTTCACGGAGGTCGTGCGCCAGGGCGCCTTCACCAAGACGCTCGCTGAGAACGCGGATGTGCCATTCCTCGTCAACCACGAGGGACTGACCCTGGCCCGCACGAAGTCCGGGACGATGCGGCTGGCCGAGGACGACACCGGCCTGCACACCGAGGCCGACCTGGACCCGGCCAGCCCGCACGTGCAGGCCCTGCGCTCGGCAATGGACCGCGGCGACGTCGACGAGATGAGCTTCGGTTTCTGGATCATCCGTCAGCAGTGGTCGCCCGACTTCGACCAGCGCGACATCCTCGAGGTCTCCCTACATAAAGGCGATGTGTCGATCGTCAACTACGGAGCCAACCCCAACACGGCTGGCGCCCAGCTGAATGCGCGTGACGTGCAGTCACAGCTGCAGCGGCTGGACCCGAATGAGCGGCGCGAGGTGTTCGACCGGCTCGCCGCCGAGTTCTCCAAGACCACCGAGCCCCCGGCGTCCGCCGCGCTCGGCCTGTACGCAGCGCGCGCCCGCGCGCTGGCCCTGTAACACCGCCTGCCGCCCGCGCCGGAGCCGCGCCGGCCGCCCACGCCGGACCCCACCACGGGGCACCACCTGGGCGGTCACCCGAGCCACCACCCGAGCTTCGCAGGCACGCCCGCACCACCCCGACCAAGCAGAGAGGGCAGCGATGTCCAAGGCGTTCATCCAGGCTCTCCAGAAGCGGCGTGCCGAGCAGAAGACTCAGCTCGAAGCGCTGCTGGAGACGCCCACCAAGGAAGCCCGCGACCTCAACGAAGAGGAGCGCGGCAAGTTCGAGGCCATCGAGACGGAGATCCGTGCCATCGACGCACGTATCGCCGAACTCGACGAGCAGGCCCGCGCCGACGAGAAGGCCGCTGAGACGGCCAAGCGCTACAACCTGTCGCAGCCCGGCGAGGGCGTCCAGTCCGAGCCCGCGACCTACCAGCGCGGCGACCGGCACTCCTACTTCCTCGACCTGATCCGCAGCGACATGGGCCGCGGCGACGGCGACGGCGGCGTGCAGGCCGCCCGGGAGCGGCTCGCCCGGCACGGCCGCGAGGTCGACGCCGAGATGCCCAAGCGCGACGCGCGACGGGCTGCACGCGCCGAGCAGGAGCTGCGCGGCATCGACCGGGGCAGCGTCTTCGAGAAGCGCGTCAACCCCAACCGCACGGACGGGCAGGGCGGCAACTTCGTCCCGCCGCTGTGGCTGATCGACGAGTACATCGACCTGCCGCGCTTCGGCCGGACCTTCGCCAACTCGGTACGCAACCTGACGCTGCCGACCGGCACCGACAGCATCAACGTGCCGAAGATCGCGACCGGTACGGCGACGGGCGTGCAGACCGCGGACGCCGCGGCCGTCACCTCGCAGGACCTGACCGACACGTTCGTGACCGCCCCCGTGCGCACGATCGCGGGCCAGCAGGACATCGCGATCCAGCTGCTCGACCAGTCGCCCGCCGCCTTCGACGAGATCGTCTTCGCCGACCTGATCGCCGACTACAACCAGCGCCTCGACCTGCAGTGCCTCAACGGCTCCGGCTCGGCGGGCCAGCTCAAGGGCGTCCTCAACGTCTCCGGCATCAACGCGGTCACCTACACCGACGCCACGCCGACGCTCCCGGAGACCTACCTGCCGTTCATGCAGGCCCTGTCCCTGGTGGCGAAGAACCGCAAGATGATGGCGACGGCCGCGTTCCTCACGCCGTCGCGCTGGTACTGGATGGCGTCTCAGCTCGACTCGCAGAACCGGCCGTTCATCCTCCCGGAGACCAACAACCCCTTCAACCCGCTGGCCCTGCAGACCGGCGGCGACGTCGAGGGCCCGGTCGGGCGGGTGCTGAGCACCCCGCTGCTCGCCGACGGCAACATCCCGACGAACCTCGGCGCGGGCACCAACGAGGACCGCATCATCGTGGCCCGCACGAGCGACATGTACCTGTGGGAGGGGTCGATGCGGACCCGCGTCCTGCAGGAGGTACTTTCCGGGACGCTGCAGGTGCGCCTGCAGGTCTACAACTACGCCGCGTTCATGGCCGACCGGCGCCCGGAGGCCATCTCGGTCATCTCCGGTACCGGCGTCATCGCTCCGACCGGCTTCTGATCCCGCCAGCTCCCCGGGCCGCCGACTGAGGGTGCGGCGGCCCGGGGCCTTCCCCAGTGAGGAGAGTGCGCGATGCACGATCGCGTCGCTGAACTGGCCGGACTCCGTGCGGAGCTGGCCATCTGCAAGAACGGTCCGCGCGAGTCGCGGCGAGAAACGGCCGGACAGGTCCAGGAGCAGATCGACCGCGTGCGCGGCGAGCTCGACGCCGAAGCGGGCGAGCTGGAAAAGCGCGCCGAGCAGCTGCTCGCCGACGGCCAGGACGGCGCGGCAGGCACGGCACGCGAGCAGGCCCGCACCATCCGCGAAGTCCTCGAAGCCGACCAGGGCAGCGAGTCGCCGAAGCGCGGCGGCAAGCGGACCGCCTCGGCCGCGAAGCCTCCTGAGACCCGCTGACTGAACGGAAGGGGGGCGCCATGCCGCTGCTCTACTACACCGGCCAGGACGTGCGCCTGTCCGAGCTGGTGCTCGACGACACCGGCGCCCCCGCCACCGGCACCCTGACCGTCGCCCTGACGGTCACCGACCCCACCGGCACGGTCACCACCCCGGCCGTCACCTCGGCCGGCGGCGGCCAGTACGTCGCCGCCGTGTCCTCGGTCGCCGTCGCCGGGACGTGGAAGTACCGGTGGACGGCGACCGGTACCGGCGTGGGCTACGCGTCGGAAGGCCAGTTCCAGGTGCGGCCGCTGGGCATCGAGCAGGTCGTCGACCTCGCCTCGGTCAAGGCGCACCTGAACCTGCCGACCACGGACACCAGCCAGGACGCCGAGCTGCAGGGCTTCATCCTCGCCGCCGGGGACCTCGCCCGGGACGTCGTCGGGCCGATGCTGCCCGAGCAGCACACCGAGTGGCACAACGGGGGCTCGCCCACGATCACCCTGGATTGGCAGCCGGTCGCCTCGGTCCAGTCCGTCACTGAGTATGTGTCGGCGTCCACGTGGGTGCTCACCGAGCAGCCGCTGGGCACCTCCACGGACGCCTACGGCTACACCGTCGACCTCGACAAGGGCCAGATCGTGCGCAGGGCGACCGGGGGCGCCGTGTCGTTCCCGCGAGGCATCAAGAACGTCAAGGTCGTCTACACCGCGGGCACGGGCGGCACCATCCCGTGGACCGTGCGGCTGGGCGCGCTGGAGTTGATCCGGCATCTGTTCCAGCTCACCCAGCAAGGTGGCCGGCCGAGGTTCGGGGGGGCCGCGCTGGACGGCGAATCGATGGGCGTGCCGACCGGGTTCGCCCTGCCGCAGCGCGTGCTGGAGCTGTGGCAGCCCTTCAAGCGGCCCCCGGGGATCGCATGACCACGCCGATCGGGGACATCCCCGCCTCCAGCATCCCCGCAGCACGCACCTGGATCTTCGAGGGCCTGCAGGCGCAACTCGCCGGCGCCCAGGGCGTCCTCGTCTGCCTCGACGAGCCGGGCACCTACCAGCCCGACGACATCATCAGCGTCGGCGACGTCCACCAGCAGTACAGCCCCGAAAGTGTCGTCGGCTCCGGCGGATCGCACTGGCTGCGCGAGGACTACACGATCACCGTGACCGTCGACGTCTACCGCGGCGGCGACGACCCCGTCACCGTGTTCGCCCGCGCCCGCCAGCTCGCCGACCTGGTCGTGGCCGTCGTCCGCTCCGACCCGTCCCTGGGCGGTGCGGTCGACCGTGGCAAGCCCGGCACCGTGCAGCACACCAGCGGCTGGTCGGAAGACCACAAGGGCCGCCAAGCCGTCGTCGAGATCGGCATCGACTGTCTCAAGACCCTGTGAGGGAAACCGTGCAGCTCACGTACACCGGCGATGAGGGCCGGTATTACCCCACGCTCGGCCTGGCCCCGCAGCCCGGCGAGACCTACGACCTGCCCGACGATCCGGGCGACGGCTGCTGGGACGCCGCGAAGCCCCAGGCGAAGAAGGCCTCCGCGGCCCCGCAGAAGAAGGAGGGCAGCGATGCCTAAGCCGTCCCATCTCTCCAGGCTGGGTGTGGCCAAGGAGGTCACCCCGGGCACCCCGGTCGCGGCTACCGCCTGGGTCCCCTACAAGACGCTCACGCCGAAGGACGACGTCAATCTCATCGAGGACACCGGGCAGCGTGGCGCCCCCGTCGACGTCTTCGGCCTGTACCCGGGCCAGAAGGGCGCCGAACTCGACCTGGGCGGCGACGTGTTCGCCGACACCATCGGCTGGCTGCTCGCCTCGGTGCTGCCCGACCTGGTCACCACCGGCGCCTCCGCCCCGTTCTCGCACGTGTTCTCCACGCTGTGCACCGGCGACACCCAGCCCACCCCGCAGACATGGACGATCGCCGATCCGCTCAACACCTGGCAGTACCCGGGCGCCCAGTTCTCCGAACTCGGCTTCAAATGGAACGCCGACGGCCTGTTCGAGTGGTCCGCGAAGGCGATGACCTGGCCCTACGCCACAACCACCACGCCGACGCCGTCCTACACGGCGGTGCCGCCCGTCGCGAACTGGGCGATCACCAACAAGATCGCGGGTACCAACACATTCGTCCAGGACGGCGAACTGACGATCAAGCGGAACGTGACCGTGATCCGCGGCTCCGCCGGCACGCAGAACCCGTACCGGATCTGGACCGGTGACGTGTCCGTCGAGGGCAAGCTGACCCTCGTCATGGAGGACGCCAGCCAGCGCACCATCTTCCAGGCCGGTACCGCGCAGTCCTTCGACTGCCTGTACAGCCAGGGCGCTGGCGCTGCCGCGAACGGCCTGACGCTGCACTGCTCGCAGGTCGCCTACACCGAGGGCACGCCGTCCTACGGCAAGGAATACATCGAGCTCCCCGTGTCCTTCACGGCGATCGGCAACACGAGCGACGTGGGCGCAAGCGGCGGCTACAGCCCGATCAAGGCGACGCTGCAGAACGCGATCACGTCCGGCACCTACAAGTAGAAAGATCACACCCTCATGAGCATCACCCGTCACCAGATGCCCGGCGAAGGCTGGGCCGACCTGCGCGACGCCGCGGACGTGCCCGAGCGGCTGCGGCGTCCTGTGCGCACGATCCAGATGAAGCTCGCGCAGAACCCAGCCTTCAAGGGCGTCGTCGAGGACGCCAAGACGAAGGGCGTCAAGGCGATGGAGGACATCGACGAGGCGCAGGCCGTCGAGATGGCCTCCGTCATGGGCGACGAGGCCCTGGGCCTCATGGACGAGCTCAACGACCGCCTCATCATCAGCAGGGTGGCCGGCTGGTCCTACGGCGACGAGGTCACCCTCGACGCCCTGCAGGACCTGCCCGGGGCGGTCTACGACAAGCTGAAAGAGATGTGCGCCGAGGGCGCCCTCGAGCAGGGTCCGGACTTCTCACCGTCAACCGAGGCGGACAGCCCTACCGAGCCCTCTACCGCCTCCGTGTAGCGCTAGAGGGGAAATACGACTACCCGCCGCACCAGCTGCCGATGGACGCATACCGGGACTGGCAGCTGTGCCGGGTAGTCGGCCCGCCCAACACGTGGCTGGACCTGCCGGCCGAACGGCTCGACTGGATCCTGGCCGTCGACGGGGCAGTTGAGCAGGCCAAGGCCAACGTCCAGGAGGAGGCAGCCCGTGCCTGACGGCATCACCGCCATCGTGCGCGGCACCAAGGAGGTGCGCGTCGCCCTGACGCGCATGGACCGTGAGATCGACCTCGCGACGGTCCGTGCGCTGAAGGCGACGCAGGCCCTGGCCAAGAAGTCCATCAGGTCCGGGATGCGGGGGCGGCCGCGGTGGGACCACCGCGGCAAGTCGTCGCGGACCGGGCCGACCGTCAGCCTGAACCTGACCCCGCACCACGTCTCCAAGGGCGGCGGCCCCGGGCGGCTGACGGGCAAGCTCACCCGCGGCGTCGGCGGCGTCCGCAGACCGAAGCCACTGCCCGGCGGCGGCTTCCAGGGCGGCGTCGGCGTCGGCGGCGGCGTGCGCAACCTGTACAAGAAGCGCATCGAAGGCCAGTACCCCTACGTCCGCCCCGGCATCCGCAAGGCCGAACCGAAGATGGCCGCCGTCTGGACGACGCACTGGCGGCGCGCCACCAGCATCTGACAACTCCACAGCGCGACTCGTGAGGGAGGTGACTCCCTCATGGGTGCTCTGCCCCCCGTCTTCATCGAGTTCCTGGGCCACTCCAAGGGCGTCAAGACCGCCATCGGTGACGTCAAGGCGGAGATGGCGGTCGCGGACGAGGCGGGCGCCGGCGCCTTCAAGAAGACCGGCCTCATGGCCAAGGCCGCTGTCATCGGCCTCGGGATCGCGGCCGCAGGCGTCGCCATCAAGACGGCGAAGATGGCCGGCGACTTCGAGCAGCAGATGACCCGCGTCCGCACGGGTGCGGGGGAGTCGGCGAAGAACATGGGCATGGTCGGTCAGGGCGTGCTCGCCATGGCCGGACAGGTCGGCCAGTCCACGGACGAGCTGACCAAGGGCCTGTACATGACGGAGTCCGCCGGATACCACGGCGCGAACGCCCTCAAGGTCCTCAAGACGGCGGCGATGGGCGCCAAGGTCGGTGCCGCCGATCTCAACACGACGACCGATGCCGCCACCACGGCGATGAACGCGTACCACACGGGCGCGAGCTCCGTCACCGACGTGATGAACAGCTTGATCGCGACCGAGGCCGAGGGAAAGACCAACCTCGAGGCCCTCGCCGGGTCAATGAGCACGATCCTGCCCGTGGCGGCGGCCGCGCACGTGGGACTGCATGAAGTCCTCGGTGCCATGGCCACGATGACCGCCCAGGGCACCCCGGCCGCCGTCGCGGCGACCTACCTGCGCCAGACCATCGGCCAGTTGAGCAACCCGTCCAACAAGGCCGCGACCGAGATGAAGAACCTCGGCCTCTCCGCCGTCCAGGTCGGGCAGAACCTCGGCAAGAAGGGCCTCGCGTCCACGCTGACGATGCTCACGGACGCCATCCAGAAGAAGATGGGCCCCGCCGGCACCGTCCTCATCCGGCACCTGCAGGGCGCCTCGAAGAACACCACCGAGTTCCAGCGGGCCCTCGCCAACCTGCCGCCGCAGCAGCAGACCTACGTCGGCGCGCTCGCCACGATGGTCGGCGGCACCAAGTCCATGCAGGCCGCGCTGCAGCTGACCGGCCCGCACATGAAGGACTTCATCAAGAACACCCAGGGCATCGACGAGCACGTCAAAAAGGGCGGCAAGAGCGTCGAGGGCTGGGCGGACGTCCAGAAAAACTTCAACCAGAAAATGGCCGAGGCCAAGGCCTCGGCGCAGGCCCTCGGCATCCAGGTCGGGCAGTTCCTGCTGCCCGCCTTCCAGGCGATCATGGGCGTGGTCGCCAAGGTCACCTCATTCCTGGCCGCGCACCGCAACGTCGCCAAGGCCCTGGCCATCGTCATCGGCGTCATCCTGGTCGCCGCGATCGCCGCCATGACCGCCGCCCTGTACGGGATGGCGGCCGCGGCCGCGGTCAACCCGGTCACCTGGATCGTGCTCGGGGTCATGGCGCTGATCGCCGCGATCATCATGCTGGCGATGCACTGGAAGACCGTCTGGGGCTTCGTCAAGCAGATCGCGGGCGATGTGGGCCGGTTCGTCGTCGGTCTCTGGCACACGGTGGCCAACGGCACGGCCAGCGTCTGGCGCTCCATCGTCGACTGGGTGAAGGGCGCCTGGCACGCGATCGCCTCGTTCTTCACAGCGGCCTGGCACATGGCGGTCGACCCGCTCGTGCACGGCTGGCAGATGCTGTGGCGCATCACGATGACGGTCTGGAACGCGATCTCCGGGTTCTTCAAGAAATGGTGGCCGCTGCTGCTGGTCATCTTCGCCACGCCCATCGCCATCCTGATCAGCCTGTGGAACCACACCCACAAGACCCTGGAGGCCGGCGCGCGCGCGATCTGGAATGGCATCGCGTCGTTCTTCAAGGCCGTGTGGAGCGGCATCAAGGCGGTCGCCGGACTGGTCTGGGCTGGGATCCAGGTCGCCGTCATCACGCCGATGATGTCCCTGTGGGGGGCGCTGAAGGCGGGCTGGCACACCATCTCCGGCTGGCTGAAGACGGCCTGGGGTGTGATCCGGAGCTTCGCCCTGACCGTCTGGTCGGGCATCAAGATCGCCATCATCAATCCGCTCATCGCGACGTGGCACGCGATCAGCTCCACGATGTCCAACATCGGCAAAGCCATCATGTCCGGCCTGAAGACGGTCCTGGGCTGGGCGAAGAGCTTCGTATCCAGCTTCGTCGACGTCGGCACCAACATCGTCAAGGGCATCATCCACGGCGTCGAGAGCATGGGCAGTTCGCTGTTCGGCTCGGTCAAGAACATCGCCAAAGGCGCCCTCGACGCGGCCAAGAACTTCCTCGGCATCAAGTCGCCGTCGAGGAAGTTCGCCGAGATCGGCGCCTACGTGGGGGCAGGCCTCATCCAGGGCCTCACCGGCTCAACCGCGAGGGTGAAGAGCGCGGCCAACCGCATCGCGCAGATGCTCTACCGCGAGTTCGGCTCTTCCGGGCACCGGCACCTGCAGGCCCTGGTGCGCAGGGACGGCGCCGAGCTGGTCAAGCTGGCCAACCAGCGCGACCGGATCTCGGCCCGGCTGAAGGCGGCGAACAAGAAGCTCGGCGACCTGCAAAAGGCCTGGAAGAAGACGCGGGACGACGTCGCGTCGAGCGTCATGCAGAACGTGTCCGTCGTCACGGCCTTGCCCGAAGGGTCCGTGGAGCTCACCAGCCAGGACGTCGTCGCGAACATGCGCGCGCAGGTCGCCAGGGCCAAGAAGTTCGCCGCGGACCTGACCAAGCTGCGCAAGATGCACCTGTCTGCCGACCTGATCAAGCAGATCGCCGACTCGGGTGTCGACCAGGGCGGGGCGACCGCGGCCGCGCTGGCGAGCGGGAACACGGCGCAGATCGCCGAGATCAACAAGCTGCAGGGGCAGGCCAAGGCGGCGGCCGGCAAGGTCGGCTCGGCGACCGCGGACAGCATGTACAAGGCGGGCATCGACTCGGCGAAGGGCCTGATCCGGGGCCTGCACTCGCAGCAGAAGAACATCGCCAAGGCGATGGAGCACATCGCCAAGGCGATGGCCAACGCCATCAAGAGAGCCCTGAAGATCCATTCTCCGTCTCAGGTGTTCCACGAGATCGGTGACTTCATCACCCAGGGCCTGGCGAACGGCATCAACGCCGGAACGAGGACCGCCCAGGCCGCCGCGCACGCGATGGCCGGCGCCGTGTCGGCCGCGGGCATGCCCACCGTCCCGAAGCTCGCCACGGGCCGGATGGGCTTCGTCGGGGCTGCGGTGGCAGGCGCCGCGTATGTGGACGTCCCCATCGTCGTGCAGCTCGACGGCGACGTGCTCTTCAAGAAGATGCAGCGCCGCACCCTGCAGCACGAGCGCCGCAACACCTCCAACGGCCTCTCGGCCAAGACTCGTTGAACAGGGGGCCCTCGTCGTGACCGTCCCAACCGGATTCCCCGTCGACGACGGCCCCCTGATCGGCACCTGGCCGCGCATCCTCATCCAGATCGCATGGAATGCGGGCGGCAACTCGACGGCGCCGAACCACTGGTACACCGTCTCCAAGCGGCTGCGCGGCCAGTGGAAGGCCACCCTCGCCGGACGGCAGTACGAGCTGGATTCCGTCACCAGCGGCCAGATGACGTTCTCCCTCGACAACCTCGACGGCGCGTTCGACCCCGACAACACCACCTCGTTCTTCTACCCCTACGTGCTGCCGTACCGCAGGGCCCGGCTCATCGCCCAGATCAGCCCGAGCGCCAACCTGCTGTACCCGTGGGTTGCGAACGGCACCCAGACGACCTCGATGGCCGTCTCCGCAGGGACGCTCGCCCTGGCGACTGGCCTGTCCGCCTCCACCTCGGGGCTGACCACCGCGCACGCCTGGACGCTCCCGAACGGGACCGGCCAGTTCGTCGGGCTCGGCCTGTCCGGCGCCACCCAGGCATGGACCGCTCACGACTGCGAGGGCACCACCGTCACGCCCGGGGCGTTCTACTCCGCCGGCGTCGACCTGCAGCTGGCCGCAGGCGGCATGACGTCCCTCAACTGCCAGGTGAAGCTCCAGTGGTACGACCTCGTCGGGAACCAGCTGGCGCAGACCGCCGGGCCGTCCGTCTCCGTCACCACGACATGGCAGCGCACCACCGTGGGCGGCACCGCCCCGGCGGGGGCCGCCTTCGGGATCCCCCTCATCGTCACCCTCGCCGCCACCACCGCGACCACCACGATCCGCGCAACCGGCTGGCAGCTGCAGAACGGCGCGGCCGGCGCCTGGGTCTACCCCGGCAGCTGGAACCAGCTGTGGCAGGGCTTCGTCGAGCGCTGGCCGCAGTCGTATGGCCAGAACGGCAAGTACGGTCTCGTCGACGTCACCTGTGTCGACGCGCTCGCCCCGCTGTCCCAGCTGACCTACTCCGACGTGATGCCCAGCTACCTCACGTCGTTCCAGTCGGCGAGCCTGCAGTGCGCCTACGACCTCGCCACCCCGGGCACCAGCCCGGACGTGCCAGGAGGGACCGCATTCAGGCCCTACGCGGGCGCCCAGCTCACGACCGGCGCCCTGGACGTCGTCGGGGCGAACATCACCTACGGCACGTCGATCACCTCGACGAACGACCTGGGGACCCTGTGGGGTGTTCCCGGGCCGGTGACGACCCTCGCCAGCAACCAGGCGGCCTCGCTGGGCAACAGCGCTGGTGCGACCTATCTGCAGCCCTGGGACGGCACCGATCACCTCATGCTGCCCAACGGCGGTTGGACACGGCTGATCTGCTTCCGCACCCCCAACCAGCCCGGCACCGGCGGCCGGTTCTCCACGGCCACCTTGTGGGCGGCAACCGGGCCCGGCTACCTCGCGGGCAGCGGCAACCAGTCCGTCGCCTCCGTCCTGATCTACAGCACCGGCTACCTCGCCATGAAGATCCAGAACGCGGGGAACACCGCCTCGGTCTACCTCATCGACTCCGGGCAGTTCGTGTGCGACGGGAACTGGCACTGCGCCGCCCTTTCACTGTCCGCGGACGGACTCACCGCCCGGCTGGTCCTGGACGGCGGATACATCTCCAACGTCGCCGCATCCAGCATGGCCTCGTCGACGTACACCATCGACGCCATTGGCGCGACGCTCACGACGAACGGCGCGGGGGAGAACACGACCCCCTTCAACGGAGACATCGCCTACTTCGCGCAGTGGAACACCGAAGTCGACGTCAACACCCTCTCGGACCTCACCGCCGGATTCGCGACCGGCTGGTCCGGCGATTCCGTCTACAACCGCATCAGCCGCCTGCTCACTCTTGCCAGCTTCCACCCGGGCAGCGGCGGCAACTTCCAGGCCATCGGCACGCAGGGCACCCTCGGAGCGATGGCTCTGAACGGGCGCACCGCCCTGGACGCCATCCAGGAGTCCGCGGACACCGAGAACGGCCAGTTCGCCGTCGACCGGTACGGCATCCCTACCCTGTTCGGGCACCTGTGGCGGTGGATCCAGAACACGCCGATCGCCACCTTCGGCGAGAACTTCCCCGGCGGCGAGATCCCCGTCGAGGACGACATCAAGTTCGAGCAGGACCCCGCCCACCTGTACAACGACGTACAGATCACCAGCGACGGGGCCGCGGACGCCACCGACGTCAACCGCATGCAGGAAGCGGAAGACACCACCAGCCAGACCGCCTACTTCCCGCAGTCCCTGACCCGCACGATCAACCCGAAGTCCGTGAACACCGGCGCGAGCATGGCGAACTACCTGCTCAGCCTCTACAAGGACCCGCACACCCGGCTGCAAGGCCTTACCGTCGACCTGGCGCACAGCCCGACTCTGCAGGCGAAGGTGGCGAGCCTGCGGTTCGCCGACCTCGTCCGCGTCATGAAACGGCCGGCACTGGCCCCGGCCAAGCAGCTCGACGGGTTCATCGAGCAGCTGGAGTGGTCCGGCGACGACACCGGGCAGGCGCTGCAGCTGCACCTGCAGGTCTCCCCAGCCTCCCAATACCGCTACTGGATGATCTCCGCCGCCTGGGCGGCCCTGTCCGCGGGGATCGCGGCCGGCGTCAGCGTCGTCACCGTCGGGCCGATCTCGGGCAATGCCGCGATCGCCGCGCAGTACGTCATCCCGGGCGGCTACCAGATGGTTCTCGGCTACGGCACCCCCAACGCCGAGACCGTCACCGTCCAGTCCGTGCAGACCGTCACGGCCGGATACAGCACCGTGCAGCTCACCCTCACCGCGAACACCACAAAGTCCCATTCCAGCGGGGACCTGATCTGCTCGCCGATGCCCGCCGGAGCGACGCTGCCCCCTGGCGGCACCTATCCCACCTGTTACGACGCGGCCGCCGTATTTGGCGGCACCAGCCCGCTGTTCGGCTTCGGATGACCTCGGAGGAACCATGGCCCGTCCCGCTATCACCCCGGCCACAGCCGGGTTCCCGGCCTCCGATGCCTGGTGGCTCGCCCAGGTCTACAACCCGATCAACTGGCTGTACAACAACGCGCCGCAGGTCGTCAGCTACACCGCGATCACCGCGAACACTTCCACGACGACCACCACCGAGGCCGTCGCCATCACCACGCCGTCGATCACCTTCCAGAACGGTCACGCCTTCCGCATCACCTACAAGGGCCTGGCCGCGGGCACCGCTTCCGACCAGGGCCAGTTCCGTGTGCGGAAGACCAACACGTCGGGCACCGCGTACATCGACGGCTTCCGTCAGCAGATCTTCAGCGGCAACACGATGTTCACGCTGCAGAACATTTGCGCGAACAACTCCGGCGCCGACATCTCCGCCGTCCTCGTCGGCACCTACCAGCTCGTCACTGGCGGCACCGGCAACGTCTCCGTGGCCGCCAGCACCAACAATGTCGCCTACATCCTCGTCGAGGACATGGGCCCCTCCAGCAACTTCACCAACGCCACCGCCATCACCTGAGAGGCCCCCGATGAGCCTGCCCGCCAACGGCTACACCCCCCGCTCCGTCAGCGTGACCGTGACCGCCACGGACCCCGACACCCTCGCCCAGGACGGCGCCGTCGCCGAGGTCACCTTCCAGAGCGGCATCACCGACGCGTCCAGCGCGATCGTCCAGGCCATCGCGGGTGCCATCGCCACCACCCTCACCGACGCCTACCCCGGCTGGAACGTCAGCCAGAGCGCATCGACGACCGGCATCTCACCCGTGCAGCTGACCTGACCTGCGTCACCCTCCCGGGCCCCGGCCGAAGCGGCTGGGGCTTTTTCACGCCCTCAAGGAGCCCAGTGAAGATCCGTTTCATCGACGAGTACTCCAGCCACATTGGAGGCCGCCTCGGCAGGCACGTCGAGCACGACCCGCGCTCCCGCGCCTACGCCCTCTCCGAGGACCTGCTGCCGTCCACGTACACCAGCGCCGTCCACACGGTGCGGATCCCCGTCCTGGACCAGGGCAACTTGGGATCGTGCACCGGCCATGCCGCCGAAGCGTTCAGCGGTAGCGACCCGCTGTACCTCGCCATCCCGACCACGGTGAAGGCCCGGCCCACCGGCGACACCTCCACGGACGAGACCCAGGCCGTTGCCCTCTACAGCGCGGCAACCCGCCTCGACAACGTCCAGGGCGTCTACCCGCCCACCGACACCGGCTCGACCGGCGTCGCCGTCGCCAAGGCCGCACAGAAGGCCGGCCTCATCTCCGGCTACCAGCACGCCTTCAGCCTCGACTCGGCACTCAAGGCCCTCACCGCCAGCCCGCTGATCGTCGGCGTCAACTGGTACGAAGGCTTCGACAGCCCAGACCCGAGCGGTCTGGTGACCATCTCCGGCGGTATCCGCGGCGGCCACGAGTTCCTCCTGTACGGCATCGACGCCTCCAAGCAGCACGTCCTCGCCCGCAACTCCTGGGGCACCGGGTGGGGCGTGAAGGGGACGTTCTCGTTCTCCTTCGACGACCTCGGCCGCCTGCTCGACGAGGACGGCGACGCAACCCTGTTCGTCCCGCTCACCAGCCCGGCGCCCACCCCGACGCCGACTCCCACCCCGTCCGCCGTCGACCAGGCCCTCGCCGCGTCGATGCACACCTGGCTCACCGCGAAGGGACTGTGACCATGACCAGCACCCGCGACCAGTTCGTCAACCTCCTCAAGAGCCAGGCTGGATACCACGAAGGCCGCGACCAGAACGGCATCTGGAACAACATCCAGAAGTTCAGCGAGCAGACCCCCGGCCTGGAGTGGTCCGACGGGCAGCCTTGGTGCGCCGTCTTCGAGGCGTGGGGTGCCCACCACAACGGCATCGACGCCCTGTGGCCGATGACCGCATCGTGCGCGCTCGCCGTCTCCTGGTGGAAGAAGCAGAACCGGTTCACCGAATACCCCGTCCTCGGTGGCCCGTTCTACATGGGCCCCGGAGGAGCGGACCACACCGGCGTCGTGTGGAAGTACGACGCCGACACCATCTGGACCATCGAGGGCAACAGCAACGACAACGGCTCCTATCAGGGCGACGGCGTCTACCTGCACCAGCGGCCCCGCCGGGGTACGGGCAGCCCTTATGGCTACGGGGTCCCTGCGTATGCGGAGGGGACGATCTCCGCCGACCCGAGCCTCGGCGGTACGGCCGCTGCAGAGGTTCCGGTGCCGCAGCCGGCCTACGAGCCGTTCCCAGGCGGCTCGTTCTTCGTCAATGGCCGCCGCAGCCCGATCATCGCGGCGATGCACAAGCGGCTCGTCGCGGTCGGCTGCGGCCGCTACCAGTCCGACGCCAACGCCGACGTGTGGGGCTCGGGCGACGAACGGTCCTATGCGGCCTGGCAGCGGCACCTCGGCTTCGCCGGCACCGACGCCGACGGCATCCCCGGCAAGACCAGCTGGGACAAGCTCCACGTCCCGAACGTCTGACCCCTTCACTGAACGGAGAACCCCCATGGCCAGTGCGCCCGTCGAGGCGAAGGTGAAGGCGGCCACGTCGGCAACCTTCGTCGTGTCCCTCGTCATCGCCGTCCTCAACGGCGTTGTCGCGGACGACTCCCTGCTGAAGCCGCTGCCGTCCTGGCTGCAGCCCGTCATCATCGCGATCGTCCCGGCCGCGATCACGTTCCTTTCCGGCTGGAACGCCAGCCACACGCCGCGCACCCCGTCGGGGTCCTGACCCTGCCCCATGCGAGCGGCCTGGAGGTGGCATGGACGCCGCCCTCGTCACAGCCATAGGCGTGATCGGAAGCGCCGCAGTGGCGGGGGCGGCAGCCATGTACGGCTCCAAGGTCGCAGGGCGAGCCCAGCAGGAGGGCACCGCGGTGAACGGGTTCAGCAGCCTGACGAACGAGCTCCAAGAGGAACGCAAGGAGCTCAAAACCGAGGTGGCCGCGCTCAAGCTGGAACTCGCCGCCGAGCGCGCCGAGTCGGCACGGCTACGCCTCGTCGTGCAGTCGCTGGGAGGGACGCC